CCGATGCTTGCGAACCCGAAGGCCCCACAGGGGTTTGATTTCGCGGCCCATAGCTGTCGGCGCCTGGGTCTCCGAAGCCTGGAGTGTTCAGGCCGAAGTTGATCTGCGAAGCCATCTCGGCCGACGCCAATGCTAGCTGATCGGAGCTGGCACGCATACCTTGTGCAAGCATCGATCCGATGTTCTTGCCGAGTCTGCGAGGATCACCTTGACCTGACAGCGGACCTCTCTTAGCAGGTGACTGCGGGAAGTGGTCTGTGATGATCTTGGTGATGCCCTTAACAGTATCGGTGATGTCCTTGATCATCGACGTGATACCATCGATCAGACCGCTAATGATGTTTGCACCCGCATCGTACAACCACGTGCCCGCGTCTGCGAAGAAGTCCCTGATCGTCTTGAAGGCTCCGAAGACGGCATCGCGTATCCTGGTGGATAGCGAGTTGGCAATCTCGTAGAGTCTGTTCCAAACGTCGGTGAAGAAGCCTGCAATGGCATTCCATATTTTGGTTATCGTCTGCCAAATGCTGTTAGTGCTCGACGTTACCGTTCCACCAATCGAGCCCCAGATGTCTTCCCACAGTGCTACTAGCATCGTCCAGATGTCGGTGAACACTGCAACGATTGCATTCCATACACCAACCACAACAGTTACAATGGCACCCCAGATGATGCCCCAGTAGGTCTGTAGGAACTGCAGGGAGTTTAGGAAGATGGCCGTTATGATGGCCCAGCCAAGCTGCACGACGGCTACTACAAGGTCCCACGCAGCCTTAAGGAGTCCACCGAAGGAGCTCGACCAGAAGGCGTTCCACACGTCTTCGATGAACTTCAAGCCCGTCATGATAGCGTCAACGAGACCGTTCCAAGCATCAGTGAAGAAGCGGCTGATGCTCTTCCAGGCGTCCTTGAAGAAGTTGCTGACTGCAGCCCAAACAGTGTTCCATGTGTTGGCCAGGAACTTGGCACCAGCTATGATTGCATCTACCACGAGGGTGAAGCTGGCAACCGTGAACCAAAGCATCTCGATGAAGCCAAGTATGGCGAGGACTATTGTGCCGCCAACGACGCCAACGAACACTGCTACCATGATGGCTGCTATCTTGAGTACGACTTCGCCCAAGAATAGCAGGACACCCATCGCCCTGTCGACGCTTTCCTTATTCTGGTTATACCAATCGACGGCTTCCTTCAAAGCTGGCGAGAGATGATTCTTGATCAGATCCGAAACGGTGTTAATCGCTTCTGCAAGCCGTGTACCCATAAAGTCTTGCACACGGTTTAGTGCAGGGAGCACCTTCTCGTCGAAGGTCTTCGTTATCGAATCCCACGCAGGCTGGAAGGTGTTCTTCCAGAAGTCGGAGATGGTTGTACCAAGGTTTCGTATCGCATTTCGAAAGTCTTCGCTCTTGTGCCACAGTGACGCAAAGCCAGCTGCTGTCAGTGCTACAACGGCAACTAGACCTCCAAGCACACCTGCAACAACATACAGCGCAGAACCAGCAACCATCGCAGCAGCAGTGATTGTGATCAAGAAGCCGATGAAGATGAGCATCGCGCCACCTGCTGTAGCGATAACACTTCCCCATAGGATGATCTGTGTGATCGCTGACTTGAGAGAGGGGTCGAGGTTGTTGAACCACTCGACAGCACGACTTACTAGTTCGACAATCACCAGCAGGAAGGGTGCAGCAGCTTCACCAATGGCAAGGCGCAACGCCATCCAACGGTTTGACAACAGCTGCATCTTTGCTGCAGCTGTATTAGACATGTCAGCGAACTTCTCTTCCATGACACCTGAGGCATCGCCCATGGAGGTGAGGAGGTCGCTAAAGTTCTGAAGGTCACCCTCACGCAGAAGGATCTGATCCAAGAACCGTCGTGCCTGGATAGTACCACCAGCACCAGCGAAGAGCTTGGACAGCGCCTCAACGCGATCAGACGGAGGCAGCTGTAGGATCTTCTTGCGAAGCTCTGTAAGGACACCTAGGAGTGGTAGGAAGTGTCCTTGTACGTCACGAACCTTGATGCCCATGTCCTCAAGACGCTTGACTGTCTTGGGGTTAGACATGGTCTCCATAGCACGTGATGCAGAGGCAGCAGCCATAGCCGCTGTCTGACCATTTCGAGTCATGAACGCAAGCATGGCTGCGATGGTCTCGAAGCTCTGACCAGCACGTGTAGCTGAAGGAACGATGCGGCCGAAGACTGCCGAGAACTCCTCGTAAGTACCAACACCCTTACGGACGAGCTCGAACTGAATGTCGAGGATTCTGTTGACATCCGTAAAGGGAATGTTGTAGGCGTTCATGATGGCGATAGTGCCGCGAGCCGCTGTCTGAATATCTGTCTGGCCAGCAACAGCTGCCTTGGCGAAGCCCTCCAGGAGGATCTTTGCTTCTGCCAAGTTAGCATTCGTCGATGAGAAGATGTCGAACAGCGCTGGCTGAATCTCCTTGAACGCAACAGGAATACGCCTAGCGATGTCCAAGCCGATGTCACTAACATCCTGCATGGACGCTGCAAAGCCATCAACCTGAGTACGTGTCAGGGCGACTTGTCGCTCGTACTCTGCCCATTGCTTAGCAGAGTCAAAGAGGAAAGCGAGAACGACGCCACCAGCAATTGCTGCAGCGATACCGACAGTTTCGACACTGCTAGCCACAGCACCGAGAGAGTGGGCAAAGTTTCTTTGTCGATGCTCTGCCTCTTCAATAGCTCGCGCTTGGTTGTCGTACGCACGAGCCAGAGCGATCTGCTGCTGGACCTGGCCTCGAGTAGCACCAGCAGCGCGAAGTGTTGCAGCTTCCTGACGACGAGCGACGGCTTCAGATCGGAGTGCTGCTGCTTGTGCTTGTGCAGCTGTACGCATTAGCTCCGAGCTGAAGCCGCGGACGATACGGGACGCTTCGTCACGAGCCCTAAGGAGGAGATATACCTCGCGTGTTGATGCTGGCACCTTCTCCTCCTCTCAGTACACGTTACGGTGCTTCGCTCTTGAGGCCCTACGCTTCTCATCCAGTGCTTCGCGCTCTGCCTTTGCGTTCTCGTACACGCCTAGCATGTGGATGAAGAAGCTGTCTTGATCTAGAACACCTCCAGCTCGAGGAAGGACGCTGAACGACTTGCAATTGGTTATCAAGCCAACGATCGCACGTCCCACATCGTCCCAGTCCTCGAACGGTCGATCGGCTATGATGTGGGCGCGGACGCGCCCTTCGAGTTTCCCGTTTCCTCGTCCTCCTCGAAGTTGTTCAGCTCGTCGATGTACTTGCCGATCTCTTCGGCAATTTGACCAGCGATCATCTTCACGTCGGAAGGCTTGAGGAAGTCAAGCGGGACCTCGATGGCGTCGGGGTCATCCCTCTTACACTGCTGGCCTGTGTTCTTGTTGACCAACTTGGTGAGGTTGTGACCGTCGACTGCATGGGCGAAGTCGTAGAGCTCCATCTCCTCCTTGAAGATGTCGATGATGCTGGTAGCGTCACGGCTACCGCGGGTCATCTTCATCTCCATCTTGGAGTTGTACTTGCGGCGCTCCAGCTTCTCGCCGTACGTGAGGCGCTTGATCATAACGTAGCCGTCAGGCGGACAAGACTTAATGTCCCGTCGCACTGGCTCTTCAACTACAACTGCAAGTGGCATCAGTGACCTCCCTCTAGTCAATGCCAACTGTTAGATTGAGTTAGACCTTTGCGATCTTGAACCCTTACTAGGGTATTAGAGGCTATGGAAACCTCGGTCTAATAGCAATCTAACACGGTCTGTTTTCGTTCTCTTTTAACGCTAACCCATAGAGCTTTCGTGGGCGTTTAGATGATGTCCTCTTGGCACTTGATGACCATCTGGTACGACTTACCAGTACCGTCGATCACACCACGGTAGCCGATGTTCGCACGGTTTAGATCACCCTGACCGCTGAGGCCCACCTCGTAGGTCTCCTTGTAGGAAACCGGCGTCAGTAGCGTGATGCTGTTGTTGACGCCCTTGGTGGCCGACAGCGTGATGCTCTGCGCCGTCACAGACTTGAACAGGTCGTAGTCAGCACGAGTCAAGAAGTCACGGTTCAAGGTGAATGTTACGTCGCGCTCGCCAAAGTTAATGAAGTCGGCCCCACGGCCTGTCGACTTCAAACGGAACTGAGCTTCGGCGTTGTCCTCGACCGTCCACTCGAAGGTGTCGGTATCGAGAACGGGCGTTGCAGTGGGAACTTCGATGGAGTACTGACCAGCACCAAAAGGTACGGTCGAGGGCCACGTAGCAGTCGGCGAAGACTGCACAGCCTCATTACGTGCAACAAGGCTGCAACCAAAGGTCAGCATACCGTTGTTGATGCCGAACTTGAACGAGCCGACCACCACACCAGTGTAGCCGAAGATCTGGTCGGAGCGCTTGATCGTGATCGACATCGTCTTCACAGGCACCGCGACAGCCGAAGGCGTGATGGTGTACGTAAAGTTGACGGAGCCCGTCTTGATGATAGTTGTGCGGGCAGCGTACAGGAAGTAGAGGAGGCAATCCTCAAGACCTTCCATGTCGATGTCGCCCTCAGGGTGCTCATTGCCTGCGACGGCGCCGATCACATCCGCGGACTCACGAATCGGCCGACGGAACTGAGTGTCCTCGACCATGTGCATGCTCTCGCTCATGAACGGGATGTACTTGGTAGGCGCTACGTATGTGCCAGGAGTGACTTCAAGGGCTACGCCCATGAGCCCGCCAGCACCAATACCCAAAGGCATGCTAGTTCACCTCTTCGATCACTAGGGTGGCCACGACGCCCTCAGGTAGCGTTACCTGGTTGACATGTAGACCTCGCTGCAAATAGAACGCGTCGACGGCTCGCTCGTCGAACTCCGACAAGGACGGAGTTAAAACGAGATCTTCCGACTCCGCTGAACCTTCCCATGTCGCTGGAGGGAGGACACCAAGACCGTCGATGGTCACAGACTCCTCACGCTGCGACGTAAGCTTGTACCGCATGGTGCCTCCTACTAGAACACGCGCTGAAGGCTTACCTTTGTCAGGCTCGTCCACGTCATTTGTACTGCGTTGTGCAAAGTTCCTTGGCGGTATCTGTACTGCGGATCGAAGTCAGTGCACCAGCCATGAATGGTTAGCTGTTGTGTCGCTGCGGCGTTGTACAGCCGAGTGTGGTTCACGTGCAAGTAGTGCTGCACGTCCTTAGCAAACTGGATGCAGTTACGACGCGCCTGCTGTTGCTCAGAACCGACGACCGAATGGTACAGGAAGATCGTCGTGTCAATAAGCATCTGTGTCATGTCCGGAACGCCATTCAGCGAGCGACGCTCTACACCGGGCTCGACACACAGTGCAGGTGTTCTCGGGATCATTAGCTGGTCACCGAACCAGACATCCTGTATACCCAGTGCAACCTTCTGCGCTGTGAGGATCTCAAGGAAGCGGTCAGCGATCTCAAGGGTGCTATCCGACAGGTTGTATGGAGCAGTCATCCTGCGAACCTCCCCACCCTAATCGTCAGCTCGACCATCCACTTGTAGAACACTTCCTGGATGTCGTCGATGTCATCCTCTTGAAATAGGATGAACTGCCGCTGTGGAATGTCTGCACCCTTGCCTACACGTGCCCTGCTAGGATCCTTCTCGATGCTTAGCAGCGTCGCATCGAGCATGTGCATGGCCATCTGCTTAACTGACTTGTCAGAGGCTTTGGAGCCCAGTCGCTTACGTGCTAAAGATATCAGCACGTGCATGCCACCATAACCACTTTGATGGACTGCACCATACCAAATGTCCTGCGGCAAGCCTTGAATTGTCATGCCCGTATTGGTACTGTTGAAGTGCCACAGGCTGAACTGTGTCACTCCACGCTTCAAGGCACCAGTCCAGTGGAGGATGCGATCGCCATTGGAAATGCCGGCAGCGCCCTTACGGTGCAAGGTATATGCTGCTAGCTTCTCCCACTTATCAGGACGACCTTCCTTTTCGAAGTTCTTCCGAAACGACGGAATCATGACAGTCATGATGGAGCGCGTCAGAGGCTCCTTGTAGTCTGTCAGTGCGAGGCCCATGCGCTCGATGTCTCTAGCAAGAAGGCCACTCGACGGTGAGATTTCCCAGCCAGCTTCGATGCTACGATCAAAGCGCATTCCACCAAGTGCTAACTTGATGTTATGACGAGTGATGTCCGCAGCCATTAGAACATCATCCCCATCGAGAACTTCGGCGGTCCCAAGGAACGGTCGGCAGAAGTTGGCTCCATAGCGGATGAGGCGTCAGTAGGATAGAAAATAGGACCGAGGTCAGATGGAACTGCTGGAACCTCGATCGTACCATCTACGATACCGGCGATGATCATCTCAGCATTGGCCTCAAGCATACGCGCGTAGGCAGCGTCGTCCTCGATTAGCGACTCGCTGTACTGACGCCGATAGGCCCACGCCACAAACTTCTTGGCGATGGCAACGCGAATGAGCCTTGGCGTGTTAGCTGGCGTAGTCCAAGTTAGATAGTCAACAGGATATGCATTAGCAACCCTTGAGATGACTTCTTCCTCGAGCTGTACGAGCAGGTTAGTATCTTGTACGGTAAAGGGAGAAGTGATAGTGAACTTGGTAGCCTCTACCCACGCCTGTGCTTCAGCTTCGGTGATCCTAGCCATGTCCCCTCCTCAGTTCTCTTAGACCACGACGGGCCACAGACCCTCGTCCCTTAGAATCTGTGGCCCGCCTCGCTACACCTTAAGCGCCCGGGCTGCCCTCGGTGCTCCCACCCTCAGGGCTCTTCTCGGTCGACGCGGCCGTCGCAGCTGGCTTCGGGGCCGGCGGGGCTACCTGCGGAGCCTCGACCTTCTCCTCAGCCGGCTCGACATCCTTGGAGTCGGCCACTACAGTCGCCTCCAAGGCGCCGGCCTCCCAGAGCTGAGCCATCTGCTCCTTCGTGAGACCTTCGACGATGTCACCTGGCTCGAAAACTGTTAGCTCGCCGCCAGGCTGACCGTACTGAATGTTCGTGGTTGCACGCCACGCCTTCTGTGCCATCTCAGTCCTCCTCAACGAACTGAAGGGTATAACGACTACCCTGCTTGAAACTGTCGGCGACGTCGCCCTTGAGCGTCATTGACAACGACAGATGAGGAGTAGCCATCGCCCACTCCTTGTTACGCCCATCGGCGTAGTCGGGGTTGAACGTGAGGATAGCCTGCCGGCTGTCGCCCTCACCAGACACGCTCTTGCTCTGACAAATCACCTTTGCAGTAACCATGTCAGGCAATCGCGCTCTTGATCAGGTAGCCGGCGATGGACTTGTTAGCGTCCGCGGTGCCGGCGTCGCCGAGAGCCGTGAGCTTGACGTCATAGCGCCGACGCACGCGGATGAGGTCCGACACGCGAGGCTCTTCACGCCAGCGGTCAACGAACTGCCGCCCCCACGTGAACTCGTAGCCGTAGCACGGCACGCGAAGGCCGGTGCGCGGAGGCACCCACGCCATCACGACGTCCTTGCCCCAGAGGTAACCGAGCGACGGCGTCGCACCCTCGTTGGCGGAGTTGAAACCAACGCCAGGCACAACGACCTTCTGGATACCCAGGACGGCCGACAGGAGCTCAGACGAGAAGATGGCCCGCTCGGAGTACTTGATGCGCTCGAGGAAGTCGGGGTGGTCTTCCAGCGCCGTCATCACCTGGTAGGGAATCACGACGGTGTTGGGCTCTTCGAAGATGCGGGCGTGGATGGCCGACTTGCCAGTGCGGAGGTTGGCAATCGGGTCGGAGTTGACCTGGTCGTTCCACTGCGCAGTACCCACCAGCGTGGTGGTGTTCGTCGAAGCATAGTTCGCCGTGGCGGTCGCCAGGTTCTTCATGATGATCTCGCGGCCAAGCATGATGCGCTTGGTCACCAGCTCAGTGCCGTCGCGGTCGGGAGCGAGAGGAGCATCGCTGTTCTCGCGCTCTTCATCGGTCACAGCCACACTCAGCGCGTGCTCCTGAGCGTAGTAGGTGTCCGTCGAAACCTGAAGACCAGGAACCTCGTTCGCAACGGTACCCGGTGCACGAAGGTCACCCGCCTCCGGCAACCACATCTCACGGCCGAAGATGTAGTACTTGTCCGACTGCTTTCTCACAGGCAACGACGGGAAGAGGGCACTGCCCGCCATCGCGGCGCTGTTAGGCCACGCGATGGAGATGTTGGTGAGGATCTCATCAACGTGAACATTGCCCGCACCCGAAGGGTTGTACACTGCCATGCTGTTTCACTCCCTTCAGGATTACGGGGCGATGATGCTGGGCGTTAGCCAAACATCGATGAGATCGCCGGCGGCTGGTGTGATAGACGACAAGTTGATTCCGACTTGCTGGTTACCCGTAGCCGCGATGACTGCACCACCGGCGTTGCCAAGGGTAAGTCGCGAGCCCTGCACGATCGAAGCTGCCGTCTGGACGTAGAGCTTGGTGATGCCCTCCATCATGACGTTAGCAACAGCCTTACCGGTCGCAACGTCGACCTGGTCGATGTCTTCTTGAACGACACCAATACCCATCGTGGACGCTGCAACGTTGAGGTCGATCGTGTCACCAGCAGCGAGCTTCACACCGCGAAAGCGTGTTACACCCGCTGCGGCCGAGCCGTTGTAGGTAGCAAGGACCTTCCAGCCCTTGCTGAGTGTAGGATTTGCACCGTGAGCCATAGCTTACCCTCCTCTCAGGACTGGACGATGAACGTCTCAGCGCGGTAGCTGTCGTAGAGCTGCGGGTCGTCGGCCGAAACCTTCAACACCGCGTCGGCGTAGGCCATGCCGCCACCAACGAGAGTTGCAGTGCGCTCCTCGAACAGCTGACGTGCCGTCTTGTCGCGGCTGTACTGCGTGCCGGAGCGACCGCGCTCGCCCAGCTCGACGACGAAGGCCTGGCTGGTGAGGAAGTGATCCATCAGCGCCCAAAGCTTCTCCGCCTGGGCATCGTTAAGTGCCGCGGCGATGTCGTGGATGAGATCCTTGGTCTTCGGCGTCACGATGAGGTTCGAGCGGTCGAGGTCGTTGAGCTTGGTCATGATCTGCTGCTCACGCAGTTGCGCTTGCATCGTTGCCGAAGAGCGCGCCTGGTGCTCAAAGGCTTCAATCATGGCCTTGACCTGTGGGTTAGACGCCGCGAGAGCCTTGACGGTCTCAGACATCTCGAAGGCCGGCGCTGGCGGAACAATAGGCGCGGGCGGAGGATCGTTAACTGGCGGAATCGGAACGGACAGCTGTGCAAGCTTCGCCATGTTCTCGGTGAAAGCCTTCCACGTGTCCTCATCCGAAGTGGTCTCCGGCAGACCCAAGGACTCCCGGAGCTTCTTCATATCCATTTCGTCCTCCGAAGTGGGAGACGGGCCTGGCGAAGGCACCTGGAAGGTGATCTCCGACAGATTGACAGGAACCAAGTTCTTGAGGTACGGCCGATTGGTAAGGCCGCCGCCGAAGATTACGTTCTTGTGCTTCTTACCATACTGGTCTTCCCAGTCGGTATTGAACGTCGGCGAGAAGTAACGGTACTCCTTCGCCTTGACACGCTTCACGGCCTCGTCGGTCCATTCGACGAACAGCTGAAGACCATTGCCAGCGACGTCACCAGTTACCACTCGGGCACTCTTCACCCAGCCGGCTGCGATGCCAGCGTACATCTGGTGATCGTAGTCAATCACAGGATCGACAGTGCCTAGGGTCCGCTGGAGGACGCTATTGGCGTAGGCGGTCAACGCCGACTCGCCGAAGTCCATGTCGCCGTAGAAGGGGTGCTTCACCTTGTCCTGCAACGGCATCGCGTGCAACCAGGTGGTCCGCTGTCCCTCGGCGAAAGTCACATTGGAGAGGTCGATGAAGTAGTTGAACTCGGCCATCAGTAACCTCCCTTGGACTTCTTGGGGGCTGCTTTCTTACCAGCCTTCTTCGCCGGTTTCTTAGGAGGCATTTTCTTACCACCCTTAGGCACGGCGATCACCCCTCTCGTATCGCTTCCTATTGTAACATGAATTTAAGCTGACAAGCACTCCCCGTGGATATCCGGGTAACACATAGAACTACTAGCCGCCAGAACGATCTCGCCCCTGCGACGACTTTCCAGGACCCTTAGGCGGTGTACCCTTCTGCCTCGGAGGTCCAGAACGTGAAGGCGCAGGCTCCTGAGGTGTATTTGTATCGCCACCCTCTTCGTCGCCACCCTCAGTGTGCTCCGCCACAATGATTCGCGAAGTCTCTTCATCTGCGGTGGGAAGGTCAAGCTCCCGACGGAGGAAAGCCTCAAGACGATCGTCAGGACGAATCGCACCAGCACCAACGAAGTTACGGAACGTGAACGACGTTGTGCGGAGGTCTTCCTGCTCGCCAACGCGACGCACGCGAAGCATCG